TGATGAAATGACACCCGTTGGATTTATTGAATTTGGAAATTTAAATATTGATACATCAAATGGAGATTATAGCCTAGATACACCACAAGTAGATTTATTATTTACACCTACAAATCTTTTATTAGCTTATGATATTAGAGTAACAGAAACAAACACCGGAACTACGGTAACAGAAAATGGTGTTTCTGGACAATATCCTTTTTATACAAATGAACAATTACCCGATGGTACATATACAATAGAAATCAGAAGTGATGTGTTGGTGCAATTTGGAGCGGGTGGTATTAAATGGACACTAGATGCAGAAGAAAGAGATGATGAACAACAATCATTAAATGGCTCTGTTGTATTTGAAAATGCTGCAACATTTGGAACTAGTGCGGTATTTGAGTTTAATATCACACAACAAATACCTAAAATTAAGACTATAGATTTTTTATCTGGCTTATTTAAAATGTTTAACCTTACTGCCTTTGTGAATGATGTGGGGACAATAGTTGTAAGAACTTTGGATAGTTATTATGCAGCGGGTTCACAAACACCAATAAACATAGATAAATATTTAGATACTAAAACATCAAAGGTTGAGGTTGCATTGCCTTTTAAAGAAATAAATTTTAGTTATAAAGGTTTAGGTACTTTATTCGCTAAACAATTTGAACAAATATATAATTCCGGTTGGGGTTCTATAAGCTATAAATTAAACAATAGAATATATGATGCACCAACAGAAAATTATAAAGTGGAACTGCCTTTTGAGCATATGCAATATGAAAGACTTTATGATATTGACCCAAGTGGATCTGGAGCATCAACTACAGTACAATATGGTTATTTTGTAGATGATAATTTTGAACCTTACTATGGTGAACCTTTATTATTCTATCCTATCCTAAACAATGGTACATCAATAAGAATTAGAGATTATGATACCGGAGCTGCACCAGATGATATAACAAGATATTTTATACCATCAAATAGTTTGGCATTGTCTTGCCCAACAAGTAAAGTAAACATACATTTTCAAAATGAATATAATGAATATACAGTTAGGGAAGTTGGTGACCCAGGTTGTTTTACAGATACTTTATTTGAAACTAAATACAAGACTTATATTCAAGATGTGTTTAATGAAAAAAGAAGATTAATAAAAGTAACTGCTTTTCTACCTATGAAAGTTTATTATGATCTGGAATTAAATGATTTGATAGAGTTGGGACAAGATAGTTACAAAATAAATTCTCTTAAAACAGATTTAACAACCGGTAAAACAGAATTAGAATTATTAAACACAATATTATGATTAAGAATATAATAGACTTATTGCAAGTTGTTGAGGCTGATACTGAAAACATAAGAATAGCACAAGGAAAATATAAATTAGCAGAAACCTTAAAAGAGGGTTACAATCAAATTAAAAGAGATTTAAAATGGCAAAAGTAGTAGAGGTTCAATTAATTGCTAAAACAGATGATGCAGTTGCTGGGGTTAATAAGGTAGATCAAGCAGTAAATAAAACTGGTAGGTCAGCTAAAAAGACTAACAAAGAACTTTCAGCCTTTTCAGAGGGTGGTAAACAACTAGTAAGTGCATTAGATAGACAAACTGGTGGGCTTGCATCTAAATTTGTTGCAGTAGGTAAGGCTGCAAAGTTAAGCGGTAAGGCTATGAAAACGGCTTTAATATCTAGTGGTATTGGTTTGGCAGTTGTTGCAGTTGGATTGCTTGTTGAATATTGGGATGAAATAGGTGAAGCATTAGGGTTTATAAATAAAGATTTAGAAAATCAAGCTATTGAAATAAATAAATCTATTGAAGCAAGTAATATAAAATTAGCATCATTAAAAAATCAACAAACTATACTTGAATTACAAGATAAAAGCACAACAAATATTAAAAATTCAATAAAAGAAGAATTGCTTTTGCAAGTACAGAAAAATGTTGAACTTTTAAAAAATCTACAAACACAATTAGAATTAGAAAAAAATAGCCAAAAAGAAGTAGGCTTTTTAGAAAAGGCTGCGTTTTGGGTTGGTACAAGACTTGGAAGCACAACAGCCCTAGCCTTTGCAGCAAGAGATATAACTAAAGAAAACGAAAGACAAGAGGAAATACAAGAACAAATAAACAAAGCAAATACACAAGCAGAAAATCTTGCAATTTCATTGTTACAATTAGATAAAAAAGCTAATGATGAAAAACAAAAAGCAGCAGATGAAGCAAACAAAGCAGTAGAAGAAGCAAATAGAAAAGCAAAAGAAGCTGAAAAAGAAAGGGTTGATGCTATTGAAAGAATAAGAAAAGGTTTAATAGATACAGAGGCAGAAGAACGTGCAGAAAAATTAAGGCTAATTAAAGAAGATTATAATCAACAAATAGCATTAGCAGCAGAATTTTATGGAGCAAATTCAATAAAGATACTAGAATTAAAAGCAGCACAAAAAGCAGCAGAAGATCAACAACAAGCAGAATTTGATGAGCAAGATAAAGCAAGGCAAGATAAACTTGACGAAGAAGAAAAAAAGAGAAAAGAAAAACAATTAGCAGATGACAAGAAAATATCTGATGCAGCTATTAAAATTGCAGAATTAGAAGAAGAAGCTAAAAGAACATCATTAGAGGGTTATGCTGGTGCTATAAATAGTTTATCAAATACAATAGGTCAAGAAACTGCTGCTGGTAAAGGTTTGGCAGTTGCATCTTCATTAATAAATACCTATGCTGCTATAACTGGACAATTAAAAACTGCTGCTGGTTCACCGGGTGGTGCTATACCGGGTTATGCTATCGCACAAGCTATTGCAACGGGTGTTGCTGGTTTTGCTGCTGTTAAAAAGATTGTTGCCGTACAAGTGCCAGGAGGTGGCGGAAGTGGTTCAAGTCAAACTGGTTCGTTGCCTACAGTACCTACACCACCAGCATTTAATGTAGTAGGAGCAAGTGGAGAAACACAACTAGCAGATGCAATAGGTAGCCAAACACAAAGACCAGCAAGAGCATACGTTGTATCTAATGATGTAACAACTGCACAAGAAATGGATAGAAACATTATAGAGGGTGCTAGTATAGGCTAAATGCAAAATTAAAAACTAAACACGTTATATATTTATGAGGATAATAGAACTTATTTTAGATGAAGAAGATTTGGATGCTGGAGTAGAAGCGATTTCTATCGTAGAAAGCCCAGCCATTGAAAGTGACTTTGTTGCATTAAAGAACCAAGAAATAAAGTTAGCAGAAGTAGACAAAGAAAAGAAGATATTAATGGGTGCTTTATTAATACCAGACAAGCCTATTTACAGAAATGGTTCAGAGGGTGAGTATTACATATTCTTTTCAAAAGATACTATTGTAAAAGCATCTCAAATGTTCTTACAGAATGGAAACCAAAGTAGATCAACACTAGAACACGCACAAGCACTTAATGGTTTAACATTAGTTGAAAGCTGGATAGTAGAAGATAAAGCCAAAGACAAGACTGCATTGTATGGTTTAGATGTACCGGTTGGAACTTGGATGGGATCAGTCAAAGTCAATAATGATGATGTTTGGAATGAGTATGTAAAGACAAACAAGGTAAAAGGATTTTCTATCGAGGGTTACTTTGCAGATAAAATGGAAGCACCTAAAGAAGCTATAGAAGAACAAATGGCTGAACAATTATTAAACCAAATAAAAACAATAATAACACAAATATAAAATGAAAAGTAGATTAGAAAAAATTTATAGCAAACTACCAAACCAAAAAGTAGACCTTAAAGCACAAAAGGTAGATTTAAGTTTAATTAGTGAATTGGAAAGTGCTTTAAGCAATGTACAATCATTTGATAAAGCTGAAAATGACTTTAATGATGTGGTTGAGACTGCCAAAAAATTTAATAGTCTTTTAAATCAAATAAGACCAGTTGCAAGAGAGTTTATTAGTGAATATGATAGTCTTAAAAAAGATTATGATGGTTTAGCAAATGCAACAGAAAACTTTAAAGATAGAATATTTGAATATCAAATTGGTTTAAGAGAATTAGGATTAGATGATATGTCTGACCAAGTTAAAAACTATTATGATGAATTGTCATATTGGGAAATTTTAGATAGCAAAATATTTAATTATAACTATCAACAAGAAGAACTTGTGGGAGTAGACTTTACAAGCCTAATGAGTTGGGCAAAAGACATAGAAGAATAAATAAATGCAAAGAAACAACAAAAATAAAACTTTTATACCTAGTAGAACATCACCTACTGGGGGTGGACGTGCTTGTTTATGTTGGGATACCAACAAGTATTCTATTTCTTGTTGTGATGGTTCTATGCAAGCACAAGGTATTGGTGTAATAACAAGAACAGATTGAAAATGCAAAAAGTAAATTAATAATCGTTATATAAATAGTATGGAAAAAACAAAAATGTTAAATCAAATTAGAACACTTTTAAACATCGAGGTAAAACTTGAAGAAATGAAGTTGGAAAACGGTACTGTAGTAAGTGCTGATACATTTGAAAAAGGAAGTGAAATTTTTATTGTCACAGACGATGAGAAAGTAGCAATGCCAGTAGGGGAATATATCCTTGAAGATGGTAGATTGGTTGTAGTATCTGAAGAAGGTATGATTGCAGATGTCAGAGAAGTATCTGATGAAGTACCAGCTAAAGAAGAAACAGAAGATCTTGAAGAAGAAACTGTTGAAACAGAAGTACCAGCAGAGGTTGCTACAGAAGTTGAAGCAATTATTGAAGCAGTAGTTGAGGTTATTGCCCCAGTACTTGAAGAAGTAAAATCTGAAATTGAAGAACTTAAAAAAGAGTTTGGAAAAATGAGAAAATACGAAGACGAAAAAGAAGAAGACAAGAAAGAAGAAATGTCTGCTGCTAGAAAACCAATTAAACACAATCCAGAAGCAAAAGCACCACAAAAAAAACAAATGCAATTTGGTAAAGGACAATTCAACACAACACTAGATAGAGTATTAAATAAATTAAACAAATAAAATGAAAAAAAGAAACGTAAATTTAGCGACAACCACTAACATAACGACTACGTATGCTGGAGAATTTGCTGGTGAGTATATCGCAGCGGCTTTATTATCTGCATCAACAATTGATGATGGTGGTTTAACAGTAAAGGCAAACATCGCTTTTAAGGAAGTAATCAAGAAACTAGCTACAAATGCTTTGGTTCAACCAGCAACTTGTGATTTTTCACCAACATCTACAATTACACTTACTGAAAGAATAATTACCCCCGTTGAGTTGGGTGTTTCGTTACAACTTTGTAAGTATGATTTTGTGAACGATTGGGAGGCGCAATCTATGGGTTATGGTCTTGGTCAAACATTACCTCCAAAGTTTTCTGACTTTATGATTGCACACGTTGCATCTGAAGTAGCACAAAACACAGAGTTTTGTATCTGGCAAGGTGATACGGCAGCGGGAACAAACAATTCTTTTGATGGGTTTGAAAAACTAATTGCAGCATCAGCAGCAGCGGGAGATATTCCAGCGGCACAACAAGTAGCAGCAGTAGCTGGTGGATTGTTATCTACAAACATCATTGATGAACTTTCTAAAGTAGTTGATGCAATACCAGCAGCACTATATGGAAAAGAAGATTTATTCTTATACATCGGAACTAAAGCAGCTAAACTATATGTACAAGCACTAGGTGGTTTTGGAGCAAATGGTTTAGGAGCAAATGGTGTGGCAAATATGGGAACGCAATGGTGGAACAATGGAAGCCTAACGGTGAATGGTGTAAAAATCTTTGTATGTCCGGGAATGTCTGACAACAAAATGTATGCAGCACAACGTTCTAACTTATACTTTGGTACTGGGTTACTAAATTCAACAAACGAAGTAAAAGTACTAGATATGGCAGATTTAGATGGATCAAACAATGTACGTATGATTATGAGATTTACATCAGCAGTACAATTCGGAATTTCATCTGATTTAGTAGAGTACGCATAATTAATTAATTAATCAATAGAAAGGGGTGGGTAGGTAATCTGCTCACCCTTTTTTTTTAAAACAAATAAAAACAATGGCTTGTACATTAACAACGGGTAGAAAACTACCTTGCAAAAGTGCTTTTGGTGGCATTAAAAGAGTTTACTTTGCTGATTATGGTGACCTTACTGCAATCACAGTAGATGCTCCAACTGGTGAAGCAACATTTACGGGAACACCAACTTGGTATGAATATGATGTAAAAGGTAATTCATCTTTAGAAACTACTGTGACAAGTAGCAGAGAAAATGGAACAACTTTTTATACTCAAACTTTAAACCTTACATTAACATATCTAGATGCTTTAACGCAACAACAACTACAAACACTTGCAGTAGCAAGACCATATGTAGTAGTAGAAGATTACTATGGAAATAGCTTCTTATGTGGCTTTGAGAATGGTATGGAGTGTACGGGTGGTACAGTCGTGACTGGGGCTGCCGCTGGAGACCTCTCGGGCTTTACTTTAACGTTTGAGGGTATGGAAGAAACTGCACCTTATTTCCTTGCAACAGCAGTAACTGGAGATGCAGCACAGATTGACCCAACTGCATAATTAATATTTATTTTAAATTGAAAGCATCCTTAATCGGGTGCTTTTTTTTTGTTTTTACAAATTACTATTTTTTATACGTTATATAAGTAATGATATTATTTAACACAACTGCCACAAATCAATTTACTATAATACCTAGAGATTATGTATCAAATGCATATATGACTATTAGAGATGATAGCACAAATGTAACTGTTGATTATACATTAGTACCTAGAGTTGCTGGTAGTGGTAATATTGAAATTTCAAATGATACCTACAATGTATATAATGATACCTATTCAAATTTAGTTGAGGGGCATTTTTATGATTTAACTATATATTCAGACATAGCAAAAACAAATGTAATATATAAGGATAGGATTTTCTGTACTGCACAAAAAGCAGAAATTGATGCAGATAACAATTATTTCTATAAAGTAAATAAAGACCAATATACAGAATACGATGGTTTCAATAATGACTATATTGTAATATGAGAAAAAGAAACGAAAAAGGAC